AAACTGAGCATAGTATCGAGGCTGCCCAGTCACTGTCGGATCAGGGCTGTAAGTCTGGAGAAAGTCCAGCTCCTTGAACATCAAAAACTCAGTGGCGCCATTTACGGTTGCGCTTAAAGAAAAGGGGGCCCGGAAGTCCGAGGGTGCCGCCAAATACTTATTGCCTGCGGTCATGGTTCCCGCTTGGTTCTTTTGGAATAGGTTGAGCTGGACGCTCTTGAGGATACGCTCCTCGGCCAAGCGAATAAACAACGGAAGGTTGGCGAGAAACGATGTCTCGTTGTTTTCCGTGTAATCTTCGATAGCCTGTTTCAGTTCACCGTATGTCATTGTCATGTTGTCACCGCCACTGTGCCTACCGAACCTACGGCTTCTAAGTTATCCGAGGGGGAAAGACCCGGCAAATAATTCCACCCAACAGGGTTCCAGCCCGACTGCAGAGACCTCTGCTCGGGCAAGCCTGTTTCGGGCCTCGGATCACGCAAAGCCTGCGGATCAGGGGCCACACGCGGGGCAGATAGTTGAGGCTGCTTGGGGTCAAATTCGTCGGGACCAACTTTTGCGCCCGACCACTCGGTCTTCATCTCACTCAGGCGATAACGACGCCCTGATCGATCCGATATACCCCATGCTTTTTTCCCAGATGCATACGCCATTAGTACCCCATACTACCAGAGGCAGGGACCAGCTTTAACGAAACTCGATCCTCGTCCTCATCTGCAGCCCGTTGGAACTCTTCCTCGTACACAGCTTTCAAAAGTTGGAGCCGCTCAGGAGCCCGCTTCATTGCGAGGTAGTAGGCCAAGCCCGCCACCATGCATGGGAAGAACCGAAAAGGCAGGTCTGTGGTGTTTACCATCGCGCCTGCGTCTTCAATTCGTTGGACGTAATAATATATTATTTGATCTGTGGAGTTATCCGGCGCGGCCCAAAGGTTTATCACAGGAGATATCTGGCGGTCTAACCAAAATTGGCTCGGACGTCCTTGGGTGTCTTTATTGGGAAGCGTTACATACTCACCACGGCCAATCCGTTCTACCTCGTAGTCGGTGCTGCCTCGGCGGTAAACAATCTCAAGCACATCGATCACGTCAGGGGCCAACGTATACGCGGCTTGGCCCTGCGTTATGGCAAGAGTGCCCTGCGCTACAGTCCACAGATTAAGGCCTCGGTTGGCCCAATCAGCAAACATCAGGTTCAACGATCTGCGAGCAGTCTTAGCCTCATAGCCCGTGCGTACTTCTATACCACACCGCTCATAGGCCTCCTCGATAATCTCTCCTACATCGAGATTAAACGCTCTGGTCCCTGACGTAGCCATCTATCTATCCCATCTTTGTGGATCTTATACCTCGACCAGCCATTACACAGCCGCCGTTCTTATATCGCACCATACCACCGTTCTTCTTGCCTTGCGATTCTTTTATCGCTTTGGCTGTGGGTGCGCCTTTGTCTCCGGGGCTACGCATGCGTTCTCCGCTGCCGCCCTCAATACGGTCTCTCTTTTTTTGGATGTTACTCCAAAGGCCCTGATTTGCCATCTTCGTCCTTCCTTCTGGGGGAGTGGAAACTTGAAACGGAGTTTGACTTCGACCAATCATTTCTTCACCACGCCTTACAAGACCAGTATTTGGCCTTCAGTTTGTCCAGAGTACCTTTGTCGCAACCATGGCGGGCCCTAAACGACTTGCGACGTTCAGGGTTATCCTTTTTGATAGTCATGTTTGCGTCACCGAACCGGACGATCTTCTCTTTACCTTTATCGCAAGCCTTAACAACAGACTTTTTACCGCCAGAGATTTGACGTTTCGGTTTGTTGCATTTCATCGCAGCCTTGTCGATTTTAGGCATGGGTATACCTTACGCTAAAAGAAACGTTAGGTAGACCCCCGAGCCCGTAAGCGCAGAAATGAAGACCCCCGAGGTAAACAACATCCCATTCGCAGGGATGTAGACCTCGTTCATGCCTGCGGGAAACTTTTGCGTCAGCATCGTCGCCCCTCCGTTACCGTTGGTAATAGTGAACGATCCCGCTGCAGTCGCGTAGATATTTACGGCAAACATTCGAGATCTGGACGGCCCTATAAGAACCGCCCCCGAACCTTGCGAATAATTATACGCACTTATGTCTGAACCTGCCATAACAGAGCCCTCCTACGTTAAAAGATTAAGCAACGAGGTTATTGTTCTGCTGGTACAGCACAGTTGCGCGGATTTCGCCGTTACTGGTTGCTCCGGTAGAAGTCCAAGTTAAGCGCATGTCTTTATTGCCAACATCGGCCCAGATCAACGCTCCGCCAGCTTCTGTTGTTGGGTACTTACGACCCGCGCCCGAAGCCACTGAGATTGAGAAACTGTTTAATAGGGTGGCGTTACCACCTTCGGTATCGCCAATGCTGAAGACACAAGTTGCTCCTACCATAACACCGGGAACGTCAATAACGATATCAACGATCTGGGAGTTTGCCGGGATAACAACGGTAGTTGTGTTTGCGGCAGACGCGCCGCCGTCTAAGTCAACACCTGTTGAGAACGTTTGAGCCATAACAACTTGACCCACGTTGGCGACATTAGTGCCTACAGTAGTGCCTGTTGTATCTTTGATTGTTCCAGCCCGAATTGGGCCTGAAAAAGTTGTATTAGCCATGTGAGTCTCCTGTCGTGGCAAATGTCAGCCGCACCATGCGACTGTCAGGGATACCACAAGCATACAAGACCCCTGCGCAAAAAGAAAGGGACGATCCGAAGATCGCCCCCCTCTTGTAGTTTACGCTGCGCCGGGTGAAGCAAACACAGTGCGTGGATCGCTGAAGCCGAAGCTGTAACGCTCACGCGCTTTGAAGCGCATGTTACCTGTGTCGAAGTCCGCTTCCATGTTCGTGGAAAGTGCGGAGCGTTCGAAGTGAACAAAGCCGCGAGGAGCATCCGTCTTCAGGAAGAACGCATCTGGATCAGTGAAGAAGTCGTTGACGCAATAACCGTCAGGCAACATCCCCATGGAACGAAGAGCGTTCGTGTCGTTGTCCGCGGTGCCAACGCGCAGGTTTGTAACCATCAAGCGTTCAGCAACAAACTGCAACTGACGAGGAACCATCAGCTTCATGCCGCGCAAAGCGATCTTGAGGCCACGTTCGTCGACAAAGCCAGCGATGTTGATCAGAGCGTCTTCCAAGGAAGTTTCGTTCAAATCAGCAGCGACTGCGGGAGTGTTAGCGAAAGTGCCCCCGTTTGTCAGCGGGTGGTTCGTGGCGCAAAGAGCAACGCCGTCGCCGCCTGCAGTAGCGCCGCCTGTGAACGCGTTGTTCAGCACGGACGCAGCTTTGACCTGCTTGGAGTGAGCCATCGAACGAGCGAGGGCGCGTGTGTAACGGCTGCCGAGGCGGTCGTACAAGTTGTCCTCGATTGCTTCCTCTGTGATAGAGAACGCAAGCGCGACGGTTTCGTGGTTGTAACGAGCTGTGTAGGCTTCGTTGGCATCGTCGAAGTTAATCGTTGATCCCTCAGACTTTGTCGGCGCGGAGCCGAAACCAGACAGCATTACTTCTTCTTCGAACGCTCGGTCAGAAGATTCAGTGGTGAAGATCTCAGAATGCTGGTTTTCGTACTTAGTGTACTCCATACCAAACAAAGCGTTGAGTCCTGGTTCTAGCTCTTTAGCCAGTTGTGCGCGTGAAATAGCCATGTGTCAGACCTCCTTAAACGCCAGTGGACGAAACAGTACCCGCTGCAATTCCGCCATTGGCAGAGTTGAACGATGTATTGAGACGTACGATGAGTGGGATACCAGCAGCGGTAAAGTCGATATTATCAGGGTCGTCTTGGACGCCGATAACGCGCAGCTGGAGAGCAGCGGTGGCAGCAACGGTGTTCAAGTCTGCGGATGCAGAAGAGATGCCCGTGGTGTCATTGCCCGCAGTGGCCGTGGCCAAGTTGATGTTCTTGAAGATCATCGCACGAACTTCCGCTTCAGTGTTCACTGCAGCAACAACATTGGATGTCGCAATAGTGAACGTCTGCATCGGGTTGTCGTAAACGTATGCTTTGATCGGGAAGGTTGCATCCGCACCAGCAGCAGTACCCTGCCAAGATGGAGCCCAGATTGTCTTGCCGTCCGACGCACGAACGTACTCGACGCCCCAGAAAACACCCAAGAATGCTTGGTTACCACCGGAAGCAGCTTGTGCTTCGGAGATGGTTCCGCCCGCAATCGGGATAACAGGGGAGCCCTGATATAGTTTTGTATTGTTGTTCGACGCAATACGGTACTCAGTTGTACCAGTGGTATTCGCACCTGCACCAACAACACCAATGGGCCGTAGCCCAAAAGATCCGTTAGAATTTGCCATAATAGCACCTCATATGATTAATCGGAGTCTCGTCGTGAGCCTCCGAAGGATACGCGACTTTGCCGACTATTACTAATCGGCATGGAAGGATGTTGTTCCTTCATAAGGTCCTGATCTACAGCAGTCATTTGTTCTCGGGTTCTGCCCCCGTAATATGCAGTTCGTTCTGCTACTGTCTCGGTCGGGATTCGGCAAAGCATCAGTCCACCTTGGCCAATGATTCCCTCGTATCGACCTTCGTCGATGGTTGGGGCCTCATATGCTGGATACTCGTCCTTTCGGACAGGTTCCCATCCTTCACGCAGCTTAGAAGTGACATTGATCTTGTCCTCTTCGCCACGCATCGAGATGCGAATCCAGCGATGCACGAAGCCATCTGGGGCCTGTGGTGCAGCTAGGTGACTGGGCGGAGCCCATGGTTTACGGCGCGTTTCTGTTTCGCGTGTTTCGCTTGCGCGTGGTTTTTTATCAGTCATGTTCTCAATCCTTCACGTATTTTGCATATTCTTCAAGCGGCACGTTTAAACGCTTCGCCATCGCAATCTGTGATGGTGATAACTTCACCGATCTGCGCCCCGTCTTTGCTGTGCTGCGAGTAGCTGAAGCGCCAGCAGGTGCGACCTGTGCTCCACTCGTCCGTCTCTGCCCTTGGAACTTGTGTGGAAATTCCGTACGCATTCGTTTGTCAACCTCAGTGTAGTAGTCATCGGCGGCCGGGTCAAACCCTTCTTCCTCGACTAACTTTTTGTGGATGCCGAACGCAGCGAACGTCATCACCTCATCCGCGCCAAACCAATCGTTCTTGTCGGCCCAGCCTTGGGCTTTAGGATCAGGCTTCGCGGCTTGCTGTTGCGGCGCTTGCTGTTGTTGCGGCTGCTGCTGCGCTGCTTGCTGTTGCTGCTGCGGCGCTCGTTCCGAACGCTGCTTTGCAACCCGCAGACGTTCGCCCTCAATAGACATCTTGGATAAAGTGTCTTGAGCCTCCATCATCTTATCCGTGTCGCCACTGTCATAGGCTTCGCGGTAAAGTTTCTTGGCGGCACTGATCTGTGTTTCCAAGCGAGTCCCGTACTCAGACAAATACCCTTTGTCCAAGTTCTGCATCCGAGACTTCAAGGTAGTGTTCTCGTCCAAGAGATGCTGCGCCATACGCACAGCTTCCTCCCGATCTCGCTCTTCCTTGCGGTATCGCTCTGTCAGCTTCTTTATCCGAGTTTGGACCTTGGTGCTGTAGCTTTCCAGTTCATCGGAGTTGTCGTCCGTACGGCCTTCATCGTCACCTGTTGGTGCCGCAGCCGATGCGGAGGACGAATCCTCTGACTCGGAGGATTCAATTTCAATCTCTACGCCTTCGTCCGAATCTTCAGGGGTGAGTTCTTGAGCTTCATTCGCCATTGTTTTTCTCCTCAGACGTGCTTGATGTCGTCAGGCTCTAGAAGAGTAGCGATAACCTCGTCATCATTAATGATGCGAACCTCCCCGCCATCGATCTTAAAGCGTGACCCCGAGTATCGGCCGATACAAACCCATTGGCCTTCTGCGCACCAAGGCTCAGAATCGTCACCAAACTTGTTCGGGTCTTTGAACGCCAATGGTCCTAGCTTCAAAACATAGGCTACAACAGTAGCCACCGCCTCGCGGGCTCGGACTTCTTCAGGGATGTGTAAGCCCCCAGACGTTTTAGCCGTGCCTTGGTAAGGCATGACCAGCACTCGCCAACCAGTCGGTTGAGGGAGTCGCTCCATCAGGGATTTATCTATGAGTGAGGGATCGAGTACACGATCCATAGCGTCAACATATGCGCTATTGATAGGGGACGATTCAGCTGGAGTTCCAGCTTTACGTTTTTCATCAATTTTCTGCGCTACGTGATCAGGAAGAAATAAGGTCTTCGACATCTTCAGCGGTGTTCTCCAGCAGGGCTTTAATTTCCTCACGGGCGTAGAAAATTGATGAAAAACGTAAAGCTGGAACTCCAG